CTAAAACCTCATCCGAAGAACCCTAGAGTTCACCCGGATAGTGCTATAGATAAACTTGTCCGGAGTATAAAAGAATACGGCTGGACTAATCCGGTACTGGTATCGGCAGATGGTTATGTGCTTGCGGGCCATGCCCGGTTAAAGGCGGCAGAAAAAGCCGGCATCAAAGAGGTGCCGGTCATTTATTTGCCGCTTGAGGGTGCTAAAGCAGAGGCATATTTGATTGCCGACAACCGGCTACAGGATGAGACTGACTGGGATTATGAAAAACTCAAAGATTTACTGCAGGAGCTGGATACTGGAGAATTAGATCTAGAGCTTACTGGCTTTGATGTCGACGAGATAGAGGATCTAATGACGCAATACCACATTGATTTTGATGAATTTGACGGCGAAGGCGATGGTGGTGGCTCATATGTTTCAAGGGGCAATAAGGTAAGGGTGGTTATAGGAGCGCTAATGTTTGATATTAATGATGACGACCACTCCATCTACGAAAAAACAAAGAATGCAGACGCCGATATAGTAAAGGCTCAAATAATGGATTTAATCGATAAAGGTGAATTGTTATGATTTATGCCTTCCCTCAGTATTTCAACAGCAAGTCGAGATTTCTTACATACAATGTAGTCGCTAAGGCGCTCCTTGCCAGAGGACATAAATTAACCGAGCAAATAAGCGATGCCGACGCAGTATTATATTCATGTTGCGACGTTATGGATCTCAAAGGTTTGCGCAAATTAAGAAAAGAAACCGACAAGCCTATCATTGCCGGCGGTGCTTATGCGTTCAATTATTGGAGCTTAAAGTTATATTGCGACCTTGTTTGGATTGGTGAAATATATGAGATGGCAGAGTTAAAAACATTAGAGGATATTAGCGATAGCCCGCATTGTTTTAGCGGCAAGGAAAAGGAACTATACGCATCTCAATTGATAAAGTGGAATGAGGTGCCTATTACACAAATCAAGAAGACAAGCGCTTATTACTGGGGTGGCGTTGGGTGCAGCAAAAAGTGCAGTTTTTGCTTTACTTCATGGACACACAAACATGAAACAAACAGGAAGGGGCGTATTGAAAAGGCGCGTCAGATTTGTGAAAAGAAAAAGATTAGCCTAATGGTGGTATCAAACGAGTATGATTATGACAGCAAAACAAAAACCAAAGATATGTTGCTAACCACTTACCTGAAAATACCAGTAACGGGCAATTTTATTCGTTGCGGCATTGAATTCGCTGACGAACAGACACGCAAGGCAAAGGCAAAACCAATAACAGACAAAGAGATATTTATGGCGATCCAAAAGGCAAAAGCGGAGAATTTATCTCTGCGATTATTCCATATAACAGGCTACGAACCGTTGTCAAGTTGGGAACGGTACATAGATAGATTTGGGAATTATCTCGACATCGTAAAAAACAATAGGCTAATTCATCTCATGTTCAACAACTTGCAATATCAGAACTACACGCCGTTGTACAAAGAACGTAAAAAGATTCACCCAGACAACTATATAAACCATCACGACACAAAAAGATGGTATGATTTGCTAAGACAAAAAAGCAGTCACATTTTGCTTGGTGCACCATCACCGTTTCAACATGTTGCATGTCGAATGGGGCTGGAGTTGTCTACAACCAAAAAACAATCAGAGTTTTGGTTTTCAATGTTGAGTAGAAAAGATAAAACAACAAAACTACAGGCTTATGATGCATTGTTTGAAACTGGTGTATTAGATACAGAAATGCGGAAGCTAAACATTAATACAGGAAAGATTACGGTTATTAAATCATAATGTTTGAGCGTGGTGATTAACATGGCAAGGCCAAGCAAATTAACTCCGGAAGTTACAAAGAGATTAACAGAAGCAATCAGAGCCGGAAACTATTACGAAGCTGCTTGCGGTTACGCAGGTATTCACTATTCAACTTTCAGAAAATGGATGCAAAAAGGCGAAACTGCAAAAAGTGGCAAATATAGGGAGTTTTTCGAGGCTGTAACGCGCGCGGAGTATGAAGCAGAAGTCAGAATGGTTGCACAGTGGCAAAAGCACATGCCAGAAGATTATCGAGCTATCAGAGACTTTCTCGAACGCCGCTACTCTGACCGATGGGGGCGCAAAAGGCTGGACATAGAACACAGCGGAGAAGTCGGCATCAAGATAGTGGATGATATAGATGACGAAGATTAGGTTGACGGAGCTTATTGCGCCTTCATTTCACCGGCTGCACAAAGAAATAAAAGCGGAAAAATTTGATGAGATATGGCTTAAAGGCGGCAGGGGTTCAACTAAATCAACCTTTACAAGCATACAGATTGTACTTGGCATGCTGAAAGACTCAGAAGCAAACGCTGTAGTTACCAGAAGATACCAAAACGAACTGAGGGACACCGTTTACGGCCAGTTTGAGTGGACTATCGCGAAAATGGGGCTGGGAGACTATTTTAAGTTTCAAGTCGCGCCAATGCAGATAATCTACATTCCAACCGGGCAGAAGATAGTTTTTAAGGCAGCCGACAATCCGCTTAAGATGAAGTCAATCAACCTGGGTAAGGGTTATATAAAATACGCCTGGTTTGAAGAGGTTGACCAGTTCGCAGGGATGGAGGAAATCCGCAATATTCTCCAGTCACTTTTTAGGGGAGAGAATAAGAAGCGGATTGTTTTCTTTTCATACAACCCGCCAAAATCTGGCCGCAGCTGGGTTAATCAAGAAGCCAAGATTCCAAAGCAAGGGCGGAGGGTGCATCACTCGATATACCTTGACGTGCCGCCGGAGTGGTTAGGTGAGCGGTTTTTAACTGACGCTGCGCACCTAAAAAAAGTAAATGAGACGGCTTATCGTCATGAGTACCTCGGCGAAGAAGTCGGTACTGGCCTTGAAGTGTTTACGAATGTGGACCTGCGGGCGATTGCCCGGGAAGAGATTGCGGCATTTGATCGCATTAGGCAGGGCCTTGACTTTGGCTATGCCGTGGACCCGCTGTGCTTTGAGCGTATGCACTATGACCGGACGCGCCGGCGGCTTTATCTCTTTACCGAGATTAGCGGCCTTAATCTCTTTAACCGGCAGTTCTGGGAAAAAGCAAAGCAATACAATGATGTCTGGACAATCGCTGACAGCGCAGAGCCAAAGAGTGTAGCCGAGCTTAAGACCTTTGGCATGAAGATAAAGGGGGCAAAAAAGGGCCCTGGCTCCGTAGAGTTTGGCATTAAGTTCTTGCAGGACCTGGAGCAGATAGTTATTGACCCGGAGCGGTGCCCATTGGCAGCGAGGGAATTTATAAACTACTCGCTGGAGACTGACCGCAACGGCATAGTGAAAAGCCAGTTCCCTGATAAGGACGATCACAGTATCGATTGCTGCCGCTATGCACTGAGCGAGGACATGGTTCATACTGCAAAAAGGCCAGTAGACAAGCCACCAGGCTGGTAAGGAGGGAAACAGTTGCTAACAAGTTTAAGCTTTCTGGAGCCTGGCCACCCGTGGCCACCTCCTACTGAGGCAGAGCGGTTGGAGCGATATGCGCAGAATCGGCTCCTGTTCGAGGGCAAGCATGAACAGGTATTCAAAGACTGGATCCGGCTCTTGCGTGAAGACCAGCAGGCAACGCTTGAAATGATCCTCAACTGGCATAAGCGGCTGACCCTTTTATTCGCTGACCTGCTGCTGGGCGAACCACCGAGGATTACGGCCGGTGACAAGGACAGCCAGGAGCAGGAAGCGGTGGAACGGATCATCGAAGACAACGGACTTTTCAATGTGGCCTACGAGGTGGCGTTGGATGTGTCACGTTATGGTACAGGCATCTTCAAGGTCCGTTATGACGGCCGGGCCATAATCGAAGGTCAGCAGCCGGCGATCTGGTTTCCGGTGGTCTCGCCCGACAACATCAAAGAGATTCAGGCGCATGTTCTGGCTTGGACATATGAGGAAGAGGCACTGGAACGTGGCAAGACCGTTAAAAAGAAGTACCTGCAGACCGAGATCCACGAGAGAGGTAAAATCACAACAGCAAAGTACCCGATTGAAAACAACATTATCGGCCCGGCTATAGAGCAAGAAGAAACAGAAACCGGTGTAGATGAATTCTTGGTTGTGCCGGTCAACAACGTCCTTACCACCGACAGAGTAACTGGCCTTGATGATTACTGCGACCTGGACAGCATCATCCAAGAGATTGAGGTTCGCATTGCACAGATAAGCCGCATACTTGATAAGCATGCAGACCCGAATATGTACGGGCCGGATACGGCACTAGAGCACGACCCGGCAACCGGGCAATGGGGATACCGGAGCGGAGGCAAATACTTTCCTGTTGGCAAGGATGAGCAGCCTCCGGGGTACGTCACATGGGACGGGCAGCTTGAGGCGGCATTTAAGCAGATTGACTTGCTCATGGAGCAGCTATATATCCTTTCCGAAACATCAGCAGCGGCATTTGGGCAGCTCAAGGCGGGGCTGGCCGAATCAGGCACAGCACTAAGG